ATTTTCTTAAAATAACACTATGTCATATACCAGCCAATTGAAACCTCAAGTCGATCTTCCTGTATGGGAATGGATGAGATTTGCTCCTCCTTCTTCTGTTACGTTGTCATCAACTACCCGAGATGAACGCTACATGTATTATCTAAACGCCTCTTTGTTTTATCGCTATGATACACACAACGATGGTTGGCAACAATTAGCATCACCATTACTTGGAACTACAACATTAGTTGACATGTTTTTTGCCAGTGACAACGGATACTATGGAAATGCTATTGGTGCTGGAACTGGCAATAACACAATTGAAATGGCCGGTCTAAGCGGTAACAGTCTTGTAGGATATAAAATTAAAATTACAAGTGGTACAGGAGCGGGTCAAGAAAGAACAATTACTGCGGTTTCGGCGCCTATTGTTAAGGAAACAGGTCTTGTAACAACAACAAGCACTGCGGCAATAATTGATGCTGTTACAATCAATACATCAAGCAATTATAAATTTTGGAAAGTAAATCAATATCGTGATCATCAGGTAAGAGTTACATTCGGTGGTGGTGCAACACAAGTGCGTAAAATTTTAGCAAATGCCGCACAAACTTTAACAATCTCCTCACCAGATTATACTGCAATTACTCCTATGTGGGGTGCGTCATTAAACCCTACCGTTACGGGTGCTGGGTCGTTTTATCAAGTTGAATCGCACGTTGTCACCGTTAATAGCGATTGGGACATTAATCCTGATTCAACATCCGAATTTTTAGTACAAAGCGGAGGTATTTGGGCGATATCATCGACAACTTCTCCCAACTATACTATTCAATACTATGATATATTGGCAGATGTATGGTATACAAAATCAGCACAAACCGGACATTTATTTAATGCGTTAGGAACCGATGTTTCTATGACCGGAGCCACCGCCGACGGCGGTGCTATATTAAGCGCAACCTCAACATCTGCGACAGCACGATCCATTGTTAATAGCGCGGCGTCAATGCCTGTCAATTCTTATGCAAACTTTAAATTGGAAATAACGAGTGGAGCAGGTAAAGGTCAGGTTCGAACCATTCTTGCAAATACTGCAACCACAATTTATGTTGTTAAAGATTTTTCCATTACACCTGATAACACTTCAACATTTCAAATTAAACCAGATGTTGAAAAGATCTTTATAAGCGGAAACGGCTCATCTGTCACTTATCAATATCATTCTGATTCTGACCAACTTGTTCAAGGCAGAATATATGATCATGGAGTTGCCCGAAGCGGATCAATTGCCTTGGGTTCAAAAGAGCCATTGGCCATTGCAAGCATAACCAAAACCACAGCAACTGCAATCCGAACATTAAATCCAACTCCGGCTGTTGCAGGTTCAGGATATCTAGTTGGTCAAATTTTAACCTTGGCCACAGGTACAGGAGGTCAAGCGCGAATTACATCGGTAAACAGCACTGGAGCAGTGTTAAGTGTTTCGCTTGAAAACTGTGGAACAACAGGTTATACTGGCGCCACTACTTATGCCACAACTGTCAACGTTACGGGTGGTACAGGTTGTACATTAACAGTAACGACAGTTGGAGAAGTTGCAGTATTAACTACTTCAATTGCACATAACATTACATATGGTGATGCAGTAACAATTGCTGGTGCATCAGCAGCCAACTACAACGGAGCAAAAACCATTTTAACTGCACCCACTACAACAACACTTCAATTTGTGGCACCAGCTGATGCAGCTCCAACATTTACCGCGCATTCGACTACATTGATTGTTGATGCAGCTAAAAATTGGATTACAAATGAACACATTGGAAAGTTGATACAAATTACCTTGACAACTGGTGGTCAACAAACTGCAGCCATACGAAGAATTACAGCCAATACAGCCAATACAATAACATTTGTTTCAGGTACAGCACCAGTTCAAACATCTGCTTCAAAATATGTCATATTTGGTAATAGATCATTTGGCACAGCAATGTCTCAAGGAGCAATAACCGGCGGCGGTAGTGATGGTATTGCGACAAGTGGAACAACTACATCATTGACCGACTCTACAAAAAATTGGCCAATTAACTATTGGAGTAATACATTACCGACAGGTGCATCAAACAGTGGACGCCGTCTTCGTATCATTGCTGGAACTGGTGCAGGCCAAGAACTTACAATTACATCCAATACTGCAACTACGTTAAATTTTGCCTCAGCAACGGCTCCTGATGCAACCAGCGTTTATGAAATATTAGACTCATACGGCATGGCCACAGGTGGAGGTACTACTACACTAATTGATACAACACAAAACTGGGGAACAAACGTATTGGCTGGAAAACGTGTAAAAATGATAACTGGCGCTGGTCAAGGTCAAGAGTCTATTATCACTAGCAACACTCAGACAACTTTAACCTTTACCGCAGGAACAGCGGTTGATAACACCGTTGCATATTCTATTCTCGAAATTCCCGGTCGAGGCGCAGGAGTTCGAATTGATATTGTTAATGGCAGTACCGATGCTTCAATTAAAAATCGTTTCATGTATGCTTGGCGTGGAGGTGCTACATCCGAACTTTCACGATACAATATTAACACTGAACGATTTGACTTTTTTACTTATTTCCCGTTAACCGAAACATTAACAACAGGCAGCATGTATGCCTATGACGGAAAAGATCGCATCTATTTTACGAAAGAATCAACTAACCGCGTTATGTATTATGACGTTGTAAAAAATCAAGTGTTTATTGCGGGAATGATTCCGTTTGGTATGGGAACTGCGATAATTGGAAACCGTATGGAAATATTTACAACGGCTGATGGATTGAAATATTTGTACATTATGCGTCACAGCGGCCAAGAAATGTGGAGAACACTACTATTCAATTAATATGACACTAGAAGAAATCAAACAAATTGTCGGCAATAAAATTGCAGCACTAAACAATCAAAAGAATATTGCATACATGAATGGCGATTTGGCCACATATGCACAGCTTGAAGATGAGATAGCAGAAATACAAAAAGTAATTGATAAACTCAACAGCTGAGTTTTAGCATTTACTCTCGTGTTATGCCTCGGACAAACACACATCTTTAAACTCACCTTTAGTCAGATGTAGTTTTGCTGAGTTTGCTTTAAAAAACACCTTGTCTCCTTCGACTTTGTAGACAATAATATAGTCGACAATGCCAACATTCATACTATAGAGAAGATCCTTAAAATCACTTTTCACATACACACGTTCATTTATTTTCATATAGATATTATTTATTATGTACAAACGCATAGGTTTGTGATAAAATACAATATATGAATAAAAATGCTAAAATAATTGGTTGTGGACTCTCTGGAATTACCGCGGCGGTACTCTTGAAAGAAAAAGGTTATGCTGTTGAAATTTTTGAAACTCGACCTCATATTGGTGGAAACTGTTATGATGGATTGATTTGCAACACACTCGTTCATCACTATGGCCCTCATATTTTTCATACTGATGATGAAGATGTATATTCCTTCTTGAGTCGATACACTGAATGGACCTCGTTTAAATTGCGGCCACAAGGAGAGACTCGACTTGGACGGGTCTCACTGCCATACAGTAAAAAGACTGTAGCCGAACTTGGTCGTGAGCTTTCACAGGAAGAGATTGTAGAGTATATCTTTAAAGAGTACAGCGAAAAACAATGGGGTGTTGATTTTGATGTTATTCCAAAGACAATTACAAATCGAATTCCAAAGACTGCTGATTGTGAAGATCCTACTTGGTTTGAAGGACAAAAATATCAATGTGTTCCAAAGGATGGCTATACTGCAATGTTTGAGCGTATGCTTGAAGGCATCACAGTTCACCTAAACTGTACAGAAGATAGTTGGGTAGAGACTCGACAACCCGATGATTTGATTGTTTACACTGGTAAAATTGACTCATATTTCAAGTCTGTGCATGGACGTTTGCCATATCGTTCTCTTGAATTTAAACACACTGTACTCTGCGAAAAACAGGACACGTTTATTGTCAACCAAAACAACAGCACAAACCCAGCAACACGAGTCTATGATCACAGTTATTTTACTCCAACACACACTGGCCCAACTGTTGTTACAAGTGAATATCCTAAAGAGTGTGGTCCAGGTGATGTGCCATTTTATCCTATTCCATGGGGTGAGGGACAAGAAAAGTATCGTCAATATGAAGCCATGGCAGACGCCGAAGAGGGTGTAATTTTTGTTGGACGTCTTGCTACATACAAATATCTTGATATGTGGATGGCAATTAAACATGTTATGATTAAACTCAAAAACTTGTGAAGCTTGCATTGGTAATACGAGGTCACGTTCGTGATGGTCTGTTTAGTGTTGACTTAAAACATCACATAGACTATATGCAACAACGTGGCCATGAAGTTGACTTATTTTTACACAGTTGGTCAGAGTCTGAAGCACAGTGTTCTTATCGTGAGCTTGATCGGTCATATCTTTTTAGTGTGACGCCTGAATATTTGAGTGCTTATTTTAAGGGATACACTGTTAAAAAAATCATAGTTCAGGATGACTCTAAGATTAAACTTCATGGAAATTTAAATGGGTGCGTGTCATCTACAAAATGTCCAGTTATAGCGTGGAAACGTATGTGGGCTGGAAAATATGAGATTATGAAATATGTCTATGACGCACATCGCGGAGGTTATGATCAAGTTATAAGCACTCGTTATGACATGTTTACAAATCCAATGTGCGTTACACCAAACTCGGTGTTAAAATCAATTGTAGGTGCTAATCAACCACTATCATTTAGATATCCGCTGTGTAAGCAACTTGGAATGGTTGGCATTGATAATTATTATTGTGGAAACATTGCAAAAATGCTTAAATTGACCCATGATTTTTATAAAGATCTTGATCGCATTTCACAACACTATCCATCACTCTCACATCAAGAGGAAATGGTATATAAATATGCAAGCGAGCATCTCCTATGAAAATTGCATTTTGTATACGTGGCCACCTGCGTGACGGACTAACTGACAACAGACTCTTAAACTATATAAGTTTGTTAAGTAAAAGCCATGAGGTTGACTTATTTTTACACAGTTGGTCAGAGTCTGAAGCAAAGAGTTCGTATCGCACGCTTGATCAGTCTAAAAGATTTGATGTTAAGCCAGAACACCTAGAAGATTATTTCCATGGGTGTGCAGTTAAAAAAATTATAATTGATGATGACACACACATGCAATTACATGGAAACCTTGTTGGGCTTTTACCGGGAAACAAATGTCCAGTCGTTGCATGGAAGCGAATGTGGGCTGGTAAACATGCTCTGCTGTCACATGTCTTAAACTATGCAGGTGACTATGACAGAGCTGTAAACACCCGGTATGATATGTTTACAACACCAGTGTGCTATACTCCAACTAAAAATTTATTAAAGCTGACTGAAGAGTCTGCAATGTTGTCTATCAAATATCCAAAATATTATAGACTCTTAAAGGGAGTTGACAACTACTATGCCGGTTCAGTAAAAACATTGCATTCGATCAGTGATGATTTTCATCATAATCTCGATCATATAATACTAAACACCCCTGTACGGGGCTTTCATGAAGAAATTTTCCATAAGCGGCTTGTGGAACTTGGTTATTGCGTTTAGAAACACAACATTTTATAAATACTATATGTGCAGACATTATATGATGCTCAAAATTAATAGAATAGTTTATAAATGGAACCAGAAAAATCTTTACTACGGGAATTCATAAATGGTGGATGGATTATCCCGCTAATTGGCGCGGCAGGAATGTTTGCTCGCCTCCTAACAGCGCACAAACACTACACGATATTAGAACAATTTAAAAATATATTGTCTGCAGCTATTGCCTCTTCTATTGCTTGGTTTATTTTGGAACAAACAGATATATCAAGTTTTTATAAAGCAATAACATATGGAATTATTGGTGTTGTATCACCAGAAATTATTGGTGGTATTATAAAGATTGCAAAGCATTTTGAGCGTAGTCCTGAAAAATTCATCAAAAAGCCATGAATTCAAAATGCATGTTGTTTATTTTAGCTGCAATAGTAATAATTTGCGCATTTATAATGCTTGGAGATGACTGTGCTAATCGCACCCCATATACATTAGACTCTTTTACAATTGTAGTGACTATATGTATGGCACTAGGCGCTGGTATATTCATGCCTGATTTAGATTGAGTCTTCTTGTTTAGTATAAATATTATAATATGGCAAAACCAACATCACGTCAAGAATTAATAGACTATTGCTTACGAGCATTGGGAGCTCCCGTACTTGAAATCAATATCGATGAAGATCAAATTGAGGATCGTGTTGATGAGGCGCTTCAATTTTATCAAGAGTATCACAGCGATGCTGTTGTTCGAACATTTATTAAACATCAGGTTACACAGACGGACTATGACAACGACTATATTACACTGCCTGATCAGCTTATAAGCGTGCTTCGTGTATTAAACCTAGCAACCGGTGATGCTGCTGATATGTTTAGCGTAAAATATCAACTCTTTTTAAATGACTTGTATGGTTTACGCAATCCAGAGTCACTTGTAAACTATGAGATGACAAAGCAATATATGAATGCAATTGAACTTATATTGACTGGTAATTCTCAACAAATTACGTTTTCTCGTCACATGAATCGTCTTAGCATTCAAGACAACTGGAAAGAATTTGTTTCACTTGGTCAGTACATCATTATTGAAGGCTATCAAACAATTAATCCAAATACCTATACTGATGTCTATAATGACATGATGCTTAAAAAATATTTGACGGCTCTCTTAAAACGCCAATGGGGAATTAACCTCATAAAATTTGAAGGCATGACGCTTCCAGGCGGAGTGACAATAAATGGTCGTGCAATATACGATGATGCACTCAATGATATTGAAAAGATTGAGACCGACTTTGAAAGTAAATATCAAATGCCGCCGGATTTTTATATGGGTTAGTACTCTATAAATACATATTATGCCTCGTAGTGTTTATTTTAGTCAGACGTATCGTACTGAACAAAATCTTTTAGAAGATTTGATGATAGAATCCATGCAAATCATGGGGCATGACGTGTTTTACATTCCTCGTAAAATTGTAAAACAAGACTTTATCTTAAATGAAGATATAATTTCAAGCTTTGATGCTGCGTTTTCTCTTGAAATGTATGTTGAAAGTGTTGATGGTTTTGAAGGTGATGGTGATCTTATGACCAAATTTGGTTTGGAAGTGCGAGATCAAGTTACACTTGTCTGCAGTCGTAAACGTTGGAATGCACTCATTGGTCGTCATGGCTATACAAATGATAGTGTA